CCCGTAGTTGGCGATGTCGACGGCATCCGCCTGGACGCATGGGGCAGCCCAAGCTCGTATACGGTCTTGCGGCATCACCCCGGTGAGATCGGCGCCTGGCGCAACGACTACGACGTGCTCGACGCAGCCGCAGTAATTCACTACTTCCGTGCCGACAGGCCCGGTCAGCATCGGGGCGTTCCGGAGATCACCCCCGCCCTGCCGCTGTTCGCGCAGCTACGCCGCTACACGCTTGCGGTTCTGGGCGCCGCCGAAACAGCCGCCGACTTTGCCGCCGTGCTCTACACCGATGCTCCCGCCAACGGCGAGGCGGCGTCCGTCGAACCGATGGACATCGTCGAACTCGAAAAACGGATGGCCACCACGCTGCCGGACGGGTGGAAGCTCGGACAGATCAAGGCCGAGCAGCCGGGAACGACTTACGCAGAGTTTAAGAGGGAGCTGCTCAACGAGATCGCCCGCTGCCTGAACCTGCCTTACAACATCGCCGCCTGCAACTCCTCGGGCTACAACTACGCTTCGGGGCGGCTGGACCACCAGACCTACTACAAGTCGATCCGTGTCGAGCAGACCCACTTAGGCGGCGTCGTACTGGATCGGATATTCGACGCATGGTGCGCCGAAGCGATGCTGACCACCGAACTGGCCGCACTTCGCGGCGTCAGCGACTTGCCCCACCAATGGTTCTTCGACGGGACCGAGCACGTCGATCCGGCCAAAGAGGCCAAGGCTCAAGCTACCCGACTGGAATCTCACACCACCACGCTGGCCATCGAGTACGCCCGCCAGGGCCGCGACTGGGAGACAGAACTTCGCCAGCGGGCCAAGGAGAAACAGTTAATGGATGAACTGGGATTGTCCCAGGAGCAAGCACAGCCGACTCAATCGCGAAGAAACCCCGTCACGGAGAACGACACCGATGAAGACGATTCCTGACTACCTGCAGTTCATCTCGCCGCTGAGCATCGAGGCCGCCGATTCGGACGGCAACGGCAAGGAAACGCCGCGATTCAGCATGGTCGCCTACACCGGCGGTCCAATGCGAATCGCCGGATTCCCGCACCCGGTGGTTGTCGACCTGGAGGGCCTGAGCATTGACCGCCAGGACATCCCGGTTCGCCTCGATCACAACCCGCGCCAGGGCGTCGGCCACACACAGCGAGTCGCTGTCGAAAACGGACAGGTGATCGCCGAGGGGCTCGTCAGCCGCAATACGTCATGGGCCAAGGATGTCGCCAAGAGCGGCGTCAACGGGTTCCCGTGGCAGGCCAGCATCGGTGCGGCGATCGTCGAAGCCGAATTCATCCCTAACGGCGCAACCGTAAACGTAAACGGACAGGAGTTCACCGGGCCGCTGCACCTGGTGCGCAAGGCCGTACTCAAGGAAATCAGCTTCGTTGACAGCGGAGCGGACGCAAACACCCAAGCCAAGATCGCCGCAAAGGCAAAGGAGCACGACGAAATGAAAGATGACAAGACCGCCGACGCCGACACCCAGACCATCGAGACCCCGGATACCGATCCGAATCCCGGCGACAAGGACAAGACCCCCGACGATGTCGCCAAACCCGACAAGTCGACAACCACTCCGGACACAGTCAACGCCTCAGCGGGCGATCCGGTTGCGGAGATGCGGCGTCAGATGGCCGGCGAAACCCGCCGAATCGAGGCAATTCGAAAGGTTTGTGGCGGCGACGGCAAGCACGCCGACATCGAAGCCAAGGCCATCGAGGAGGGCTGGGACGCGACGAAGACAGAACTGCACGTACTTCGCGCATCGCGCCCGAACGTGCCTGCGGTGACCACCCAGCATCGCAATTCGAGCCCGCAGGTGTTCGAGGCCGCGGCGCTGATGTCCTCGGGCGTCTTGGGAAACCGGATCGAGGCCGCATACGCCGAGCCGGTCCTGGAGGCCGCCGACAAGCTGCGCGGAATCGGCATCCAGGAGTTCTGCGAATTGGCCTCGGGCCAGAGGCTACCCCGCTTCCGGCGCGACGCGACCGGCTGGCTGCAGGCTGCGTTCAGCACCGCCGCCCTGCCGGGCATCCTGAGCAACATCGCCAACAAGATGCTTCTTGAGGGGTACAACTACATCGAGGACGCCTGGCGAAAAGTCTGCAGGATCGCTTCGGTCAACGACTTCAAGGAGCATACCCGATACCGCATGACCGGGGCGTTCAAGTTCCAGCAGGTCGGGGCAGACGGCGAACTGAAGCACGGGCAGGTCGGCGAGCAGACCTTCGGCCAGAAGGCCGACACCCACGGGATCATGTTCGCCCTGACGCGCCAGATGATCATCAACGACGACATGGGCGCGTTCACCGATATTCCCCGCCAGATCGGCATGGGCGCCGCCGAGGCGATCGCCGACGCGGTCTGGGGACTGCTGCTGAGCAACCCGGTTCAGTCCGACGGCAAGACGTTCTTCCACGCCGATCACAAGAACTACCTGGCCGGGGCCGACACCACGCTGACGGTCGAAGGACTGACGGCCGCCGAGGTCATGTTCGGCGATCAGACCAAGCCCAACGGCCGGCCGCTCGGGGTCCCTGCGAGCATTCTCCTTACGCCGACGGCGCTTAAGGTGGCCGCCGAGCTGCTCATGAAGAGCATCAATCTCAACGAGACCACGACGACCGACAAGGCCAAGCCGCAGACCAACCCGCACGTGGGCAAGTTTGATGTGGTCTCCTCTACGTACCTGTCCAGCAGCACTTTTAACGGTTCCTCGTCCAAGGCGTGGTACCTGCTGGCCGACCCGAACCGCCTTCCGGCGCTCGAGGTTGCGTTCCTCAACGGCGTGGACCGCCCCACCGTCGAGAAGACAGACGCCGACTTCAACACCCTCGGCATCCAGTTCCGCGGCTACATCGACTTCGGCGTCCGCGAGCAGGACCACCGGGGCGCGGCGAAGTTCAAGGGCGAGGCGTAATCGCCCCGGCCGTTTGGGATTTCATCAACAAGCCGAAAACACAGCAAAAGGTAACAGATAATGGCGACAGCACAGTTCATTCACGACGGTAAATCAATCGACTACACGCCGGGCTCTGCGGTATCGGCCGGCGACGTGGTGGTCCAGGGCGACCTTATCGGGATCGCGAAACTCGACATCGCGGCCGGTGCGCTCGGCGCACTGGCGGTCGATGGCGTCTTTGACCTGCCCAAGGCCTCCGGCGCCAGCACGGCGATCACGGCCGGGGCGAAGGTCTACTGGGACGCAGGCGACTCCGAGGCTAAGGAGGATTCCGAGTCCGGCGCCAACAAGTACCTCGGCAAAGTCGTCGCGGCGGCGGCGGACGCCGACACCGCCGTCCGCGTACGCCTGGAGCAGTAATTCGTGGCGGACCTTCTGAAACAGGGCTCCGACTGGCTGGAGCAGATGCGAACCCAGCACTGCTCCAGCCAAGTCGAGTACCGCCGCGACGCACAGGTTCTGACCGTAAACGCCACATTCGGCAAAACCGATTACGAGGTCGCCGACGACTACGGGCTGAAGATCGGCGCCAGCATCTGCGACTTCCTGATCCTGGCTTCCGAACTGGGCTCAGAGCCCGAAGTCGGCGACGTGATCGCGGCCAACGGGCGGAAGTACGAGGTTCTGGACCTCGGACCGGACGGCTGCTGGCGCTGGTCCGACCCGTATCGCACGACCATGAGGATTCACACAAAGGAGATCGGAAGCGATGACTGAGTGTAACGAACAGTACGACACGGTCTGCAGGGCCGAGTTCGCCGAACTCCACCGCAAACTCGATCGGATCGACGATGCCCTTCGCGGCAACGGACGGCCGGGCATTCAGATGCGAATGGACCGACTCGAACAGGACCGCCTGGGACGCAGCAGGTTCTTCTGGCTGGCGATGGGCACGGTTGGAACGTGCGCCGCAACGGCCGTGGCGATGCTCATCGCCCGATAGGAACGACCAATGAAACTCACAATCGACACCGCAGATGCAGTAGCCGCCGAACTGAACGCCGCCGAAGCGGGGACGTTCTCCGAGGAGTTCGAGGCCCGACGCCTGGTCCTGCCGAAGTTTGAGCTTGCCGATCTGGCGGACCTGAAGGTCTCGGTCGTCCCAAAGGGCGTCGAGTTCGAAAACGCCAGCAGGGACGCCCGGCGATGCGACATTTCCGTCGATATCGGCGTCCAGCAGAAGGTCGGCAAGGATATCGACGCCGAAGTCGAAAGACTCTGCGGTCTCGTCGAACAGATCGCAGACTACCTCGCCGGCCGCAGGCTCATCGCTTCCGGGATGTCGGGCGTGAGTTTTCTGTCGATCGCCAACGAGCCGATCTACTCGACCGAGCACCTGGCAGACGATCTGGTCTTTACATCGGTTCTGACGGTCACCTACCGCGCGCTGAAATAGCACAAGAAGGAAAAACGATGAACAACACAATCATGCGGAAGATCGTCGTCACGACGGCCTACAAGCCGCTGATCAGCGAATCGCTGGTCGGCAGCGTGACGATATCCTGCCTGCCGACGAACGCAGGCGACGTTTTTTTCAAGGGCGACGACGGCTCGGACGTGCCCTGGCTGCCGGGTCAGTGGGTTGATCTTGAGAGCATCGACCTGTCGGCAATCGAGATCAAGGGAACGGCCGGCGATGTCGTGACAGTAGTGGGAGGCACCTGGTAATGGGTTTTGGAGCATCAACAACACTCGGCGATCTGTCAGTCGATATGGTCCAGGCCGATGTGGACGCGATCATCGCGGGCATCGCCGGCGCGACGCCGAAGACGCTGGCCGACATTCAAGGCGACACATCCCATCTCTATTCGTCCTCAGCCGGGTCCGGAGTCGCCGATCTCCTGCAATATAGCGGCTCCGGCGCCGGATACCTCCTGTACAACATGGAGAGCAACGTCTCGTCGTATCTGTCTTATCTCTCGATCCTCGACTACCTCTATTCGTCTTCGGCCGGGTTGGGCGTCGCCGACGAGTTGTACTACTACCTCTACGATTCGTCGAACTACAGGCCGTGGCTGCAGGGGGTCTGGGAGCTTATCAACGGATACGACTCGTCTTCGCCGTTTTTCTCCAACGGCTACAGCGCAGCGTACTGGCTCGAGCAGATCTACACGATCCTGAGCGATGTTTGGGATTCGGGCGCCCATGCCGTCAGGACCACCTCATAGGCGTTTCAGCAACCGGCGAGGACCGGGAAGGAATAACCACGATGGCCAAACAGTACAGAATAGAAGAACACGACGGCGAAAAGGTCGTGATCATGCGAAAGCCGCAAGGCGAGGGTTTTGTCATACATACCCAGGCCGAGGTGGACAGGCGCATTGCGGCACTCGGCGACAGGATCGCTGAACTGCAGGCGACCCATGACGCAGCCCCGACCGATCTGCTCCAGGACGCCCACCAGCGGCTCGCCAAGCACATCGCCGGTCTGCAGGATCGGAAGACCAAACTCACCGCCGTCGGCGTTCGGAAGGCGGTGCGGAAACAGATCGCCCCGCATATCGCCCATATGAACGAAACATTGGCTCTGCTGCAGTCAGTGCAAGCCGAGATGGCGAGCGGATAGAGCGATGATCGGCGCGAACTTCAAGAGCATGTTCTTCACGTCGCAGAGGGTGATATCCGCGACGGACCGCGCGACGCGGCGCGTGTTGAGCAAGTTCGGCGCCTTCGTTCGTCGAGCGGCCAAGTCGTCGATCCGCAAGCGAAAGCGGACCAGCCGGCCCGGCCAGCCGCCTAGCAGCCACACCGGCCTGCTGAAGAGATTCATCCTGTTCGGATACGACCCGGCCAGGCGAAGCGTGGTGATCGGCCCGATGCGGCTGAACCGGAAAGGCGACGCCCCCGAGGCGTTGGAGCACGGCGGAACGGCGCGAGTCGTTACGGGCTCGCGGCGCAAGCGGCGTCTGGCCCGCACAGTGAAGATCAGGCCCAGGCCGTTCATGGGCCCGGCGATGGAACAGGAAAAACCGAAGCTCCCGTCCATGTGGCGGGATTCAGTGAGCAAGTAAGGAGCACACAAGATGGAATCCAAGACATTCCTGCTGGGCATGAACGCAAAGGCCTACCAAGGCGTCGCCGGCGCGGCGCTAAGCGGACTGACTGAGATGGCGAACGTCAAGGACGTCTCGCTTTCACTTGAGGCGGGCGAGGCTGACGTAACTACAAGAGCCAACAAGGGTTGGCGGGCCAACGCCGCGACGCTGCGCGAATGCACCGCCGAGTTCGAGATGCTCTGGAAGCCCGGCGACCTGGCGTTCCAGGCGCTCAAACGGGCCTTCTTGACATCCGGGACGGTGCGCATGGCGTTCCTGACCGGTGCAGTCGACGGCGAGGACGCCGAAGGCCCGGTCGGCGATTTTTCGATCCCGAAGTTCAACCGCAACGAACCGCTCGAAGAAGGCGTCTCGGTTCCCGTCACCGCCAAGCTGGCGGTCTTCGACAAGTGGCTCGAACCGCCAATCGTCGCCGACCAGACGTTCAGCGTCTCGGAGACGGCGCTCGACAACGATGTCGTCGATACCGTTGTCGCCACCAAGGGCGACGACATGACGAGCGAAACGCTGGTCTACGCCATCACGACCCAGTCCACCGCAGGCGTGTTTGCGATCGACTCGGCCAATGGCGAGATCACGGTGGCCGACAACGCCGACCTCGGTTCGTCCGGCGACGTCCATACGCTGACGATCAAGGTCAGCTACCAGACCTCCGGCCTGCCGTACGCCACGGCTTCCATCACCATCAACGTCACCGCATAGGAGCCGCCATGAAGACATTCAAGGACACCGCTGGCCGCAACTGGACGATCAGCATCAACATCGCCGCGGCCAGACGCCTGCGAGATACGCTGAACGTCGACCTGCTGCAACCGGAGGTCGGCGACCCGCCTCTGCTGACCAGGCTCGGGAC